CCTTTCGTTCCTTGCATTTGGATTTGACATGGCAGTGGAAGCTCCCGTGTATGATCTTGAACGTGTGGTGTTTTGTCAGACCCAACCTGTGTGGGTTGGGCCAGACGTTGGCGACTATCTAATGACCCGTGACCCGTTTTTGGGCATTGCCAAGGACTGCATGACTATCCACCCGTATTATGAACCCACTATGTTTTATGGTTGGTTACACGCTGTGGGTACTGGTGGTCTTAGTGCGTATGGCGGCATGCCCGTGTTTCACGCCTTTTACCGCATGTATTTGCGGCATGGAATCCCTTGGGGTAAGGTTAACGCTGATGTTTTGACTTGGAGCCAGCGTCAATTATCGCAAGGCATGCATCGTGAAGGTGAAAGTGTCTCGGATGCCACCCGTGCTAGCTTCTACTATGCTTTTGGCATCACCCCTGATGCCCAGTTGATTATAGAAGATTTGTATGACAGATTTGCCATCAACTATGATGTCACATGCGCCGTATTCCAGCCAAGTATGCCATATTAAGTTGCATTAGTCCGAAGACTTTAAACTACCTGCTTGGAAGTATCTGGCCAGTGATTTACTGGCCATGGGGTTCATGGCATTAAATGGCCCAAAACGTTCTGTTACAGGTAAAAATTTCGTGCTAATCAGAATGCCGAACGACTGCACGGAGCCGCCCAATTGGGTGCCATGGATGAACAGTCTCTCTCAGTGTTGAGGTATCCCATACCAACACGATTGATGCCACCAAAGCAACAAAAACGACCGAAGAAGGTCACGATGAAAACTCCGAAGAAGAAGTCCGCGGAAAAAGAACTAGGACTACTAGCACGCGCCCTGCGTTTGGGCGGCTCCATGGCTGGCTCAGCAGCTGGAGGTTTGATAGGCCAGTCATCCGCTGGCGCAGCCGCCGGCTCCGGTTTAGGAGCCTCGTTGTCGCGCTGGTTGGGTGCTGGGGACTATTCTGTCTCCTCCAACAATATGGTGTCAGCCTTCAAAGCCAATGGGGCCATTCCAGCGATGCACTCAATGGGACAATCGATCCTAGTACGCCACAAGGAGTATATTACCGATGTAGTCAGCTCTTCATCTGCTAATACTTGGAATACGGTTGCTTATCCCATTAATCCTGGTCTCACAACCAGCTACCCGTGGCTTGCTGCCATAGCTTCTGCGTACCAGGAGTACACCATCCGAGGTATGATCTATGAGTTCGTGTCAACTAGTGCTGATGCCATTGCTTCAAGCACGAATACGGCCTTGGGCTCAGTTGTTATGTACACTGCGTATAAGTCCACTCAAGCAGCATACACTAGTAAACAACAGGCTCTCCAAGAGTTCTTCACTTCGGACGGCAAGCCCTCTGAAAATTTTTGCCACCCTATTGAGTGCGATCCCAAGGAGAATCCCTATAAGGTACAGTATGTTCGTGCGACTGCCGTTCCTGCAGGTGAGGATCCTAAAACGTATGATCTTGGCACCTTTAATATTGCAACCGCTGGGTTCCAAGGAACCAGTGTGGTATGTGGTGAATTGTGGGTCAGTTACGAAATTGAATTGCGTAAACCAATACAGGCGATCTCTGGGTATTATTCCCACTGTCAAGCCTTGGGTGTCTATATTACTGCGAGCGCGTTGTTTGGATCAGTATCATCC